AAATCGCGCCGGGGACGGTCTGTTTAAAGGAAGCCGGAAGGAATCCAGCGCGCTGTTTCAGGGAGGCCCGATAGGCACGTTGGCGGATGCCGCGAACCAGAAAATATAGGAGCACGGCGGGCCACCCAAACGCCTGAAAGAAGCGGTAAAGTAGATAAATGCCCTTATTTTTCAAACGTTTGGCTCTCCTCACGAGTATAGCGATGGTACTCGCGCCAAACAAGGCGCCGGCGGGGGGCAAGAAGGACGAGAGGAAGTTCATACCGGAGGCGGCGGCGAGTTACGCGGCACATCAGACGAATGACAAAGTAACAGTTGGCGTGAAGGCGTATTTTGACGATGAAGACACGCGACCGGTATTTGGCAAGCACAACCCGTACAACTACGGGGTGCTGCCCATTCTAGTGGTGGTCCAGAACGACAGTTCCAAGACGATCCGGGTGGCGCCGCTACAGGCGGTTTGGGTGACGCCAGACGGCGACCGGATCGACGCCACACCGGCGAAAGACGTGCGCTATCTGACCGGGCCGCGCCGGCCGAACGTGATCAACGGGCCCGTGCCGACGTCGCCCAAGATCATCGGGCACAAGAATCCTCTCGACAATTGGGCGATCGAGGGCCGGGCCTTTGCGGCCGAGATGCTACCGCCGGGCCAATTGGCAAGTGGTTTCTTCTACTTTCAGACGGGTTATCAGCGAAATGCAAGCCTATATTTGAGCGGCTTTCGAGAGGCTGATTCCGGAAGAGCATTGCTCTATTTCGAGATTCCCGTTGTAGAGAAGTAATCGTCAAGCGGCTGCCGGTAGTTATCCCCTAAGCCAACCCTCTTCGCTGTTTGACCGCCACAAACGGGCGACGGTCACAAGCCGTTCAAAAACTTCTCAGCCTTCAAATTGTATTAGTTAGAGTCGTTCGCGACTACGCGAAAAGTACGCGGATGATAGGTTCGTATCGGGTTAGGGGATTGCGGATGACCGAGCAACAAAGACGGAGGGCGCGGATCGTAAAGAAAGCGATCGAAAGCATCGAGCAAAGATTGCAGCCAGAGACGATCAGGCCAGCGCTCGTGAACCTGCTCCGATTACTGCAGATCGAAAAAGAACTGGAGCACGACGAGCCGCGTGAAGTCAGGGTCACATGGGTAGAGCCTCCGAAGACGGTGTCTGTAACCAAAGAATAGCCTACGATGCGCTTCCTTCTCAGAGGGCCTTTCATGGCTGCGAATGCCGATTCAAGGGCTTCTCGGGGCCGATCGCGTCGGGCAAAAGCCAGGCGCTCTGTCACGAAGCGATCAGGCTCAGTTATATAAACGGCGGCAGATTGGGATTAATTGGCGCGCCAACCTATGCGATGTTGCGCGACGCCACACAGACGGCGCTCTTCGCGATTCTGGAAGACGACAACATACCGTACGATTACAACAAAGCGGAGAATCTGCTGACCATCAGGGATAATAACTCACGCATAATATTCCGGCCAGTAGACGACTTCGAGCGATTACGCGGCACCAACCTCGCTTGGTTCGGACTCGACGAGTTGACCTATTCGCCGGCCGGAGCCTGGCTGCGGCTGGAGGGGCGCCTGCGTGATCCCGAAGCAAAACAGTTGTGCGGCTTCGCAGTATGGACGCCGAAGGGGTACGACTGGGTCTATCAGAAATTCATCGCCGATCCCGTGCCGGGATACAAAGCAATCATCGCGCAACCCGGGGAAAATCGATTTCTTCTGGAGAAGGTCCCCGACTTCTACGAACGGCTCAAAGGCAGCTATGACGAGACGTTTTATCAGCAGGAGGTGCTCGGACTATATGTCAATCTGCAAGGCGGTTTGGTGTACAGTTCCTTCAGCCGCAACGACCATGTGAAAGCCGTGCAGCCGAATCAGAACCTTCCATTGCTGTGGGCTCTAGACTTCAATGTCGATCCAATGTCATCAGTAGTGGCGCAGATCGAGGGACGGACGGTGTTTGTGCTGGATGAGATTTCGATCCGCCACGCCAGCACACACGAAGCGTGCGAAGAGTTTGAAAAACGTTTTCCTTTCCATCGGAGTGGGGTAGTTATCTATGGCGACGCGTCCGGGAACAGCGTGCAGACGACTGGAACTTCGGATTACCAGATCGTTCGGGAGTATTTCCGGACGAGTTACAAAGTCCGGGTAACATATAAAATTCCAAAAGCCAATCCGAGTGTGCGCGAAAGAATAATGCTAACCAATGCAAAGTTACGGTCGGCGACGGGGGACATCCGGCTTTATGTGAACGCTGGGTGCAAGGAGCTGATCAAAGACTTTGAACAGGTGTCGTACAAAGCGGATAGCAATGCCATTGACAAGGAAAAGGACCGACGCCGCACGCATCTTTCCGATGCATTGGGCTACCTGTTGTGGCAGGAATGCCGACCGCAGGCGGCGATTGGCGAGCAACACGAAAGGCTGATCTGAGGCATAGATGATCAACATAGACCGGGAACACCCGGAATACATCGCCAGGAAGGTCATGTGGAAAAAATACCGTGATCTGTACGCGGGCGGCGAACAAATGCGCGAGAGCGCCTACGAGTATTTGATCCGGCGGCACAAGGAGCCGAGTGAGATATATGCCGAACGGCTCAGCCGGGTATTTTACGAGAACTATATCGGCTCAATCATCGATTGGTATGCCGCGACGTTGATGCGTCGCGAGCCCGTTCTGCTATTTGACGGCAGTGACGATGCCGCCAAAGACTTCTACAATCAGTTTACAGAGGATTGCGATTTAAAAGGCACGAGCCTGGCGGAGTTTTTTCGCCAGCGGATTGTACAAACGCTGGTGCAGGGCCGCAGTTACATTGTGGTCGATTTTCCGCGGCCATCGACTGCGGTGAACAATCGCGCGGAAGAGGACGCATCAGGGCGTTCACGTGCGTACCTGGTGGATTACTCGCCGGAAGAGGTTATTAACTGGAGCTACGATGACCGGGGTGGCTTCGAATGGGCCGTTATTCGTACACAGTCGCTCAGAAAATCAAAAGTCACCGAGACTGACTGGGCACGCGAAACACGGTGGATCCACTATGACCGCCAGCACTATCAAGTGTATGAGCAAGTGAAGGAAAAGGATCTGCGGCTGGTCGATGAAGGGCTACACGGGTTAGCCAGCCTGAATCGCGTGCCTGTATTTCCGCTGCGCGTGACAGAAGGGCTCTGGCTGATGAACAAAGCAGCGCTCCTACAATTAGAGCATTTCAATAAGTCAAATGCGCTGGGTTGGGCCCTCACGATGGGGCTATTTGCCTCGCCCGTTATTTATTCAGAGCGGGAATGGAACCAAATCGTAGGCGAGTCGTACTTCATTCAGTTGGCCCCGGGCGACCGGTTCGGCTGGACGGAGCCGGAGGGCAAGGTATACCAGATCGCTGCAGACAACCTGGTGCAACTGAAAGATGAAATCTACAGGGTTTGTTACCTGCTTACGCACGCCGCAGATCCGGATTCCGGGAGTCAACGCCAATCAGGCGCCAGCAAACAGCGGGATTTCAGTATTACTCATGAAGTGCTGCGAGCCTACGGAGACGCGGTTAAGGAAAGTTTGAAGCAAGTTCTGCGCGCCATCGCCGCGGCGCGGCAGGACACGATTTCTATCGATGTGTCCGGCCTGGATGAGTTCGACATCGGCGACTTCAGCAACGAGCTGGACGACGCACGGAAGTTGTTGAGCATGGGGATTGAGTCGGAAACGCTGAAGAAACAGGTTTTCAAAAAACTAGCTTTCAAGTTTCTGTCTGACGTGCGGCAGGAGATCAAGACACAGATCGCGCAAGAAATCGAGGCGCAACAGTAGGCGCTAGAGCACGCGTAGGCGCGAGCCGCCTACAGGACGGCTTACGGCCAGCGGCAGTTACGAATGCAGAGAGGTTGCGAATGGAAAACACGGACGTGCAAGCGATTGTGAAGCAGGCGATACAAGAATTCCTGCAGGAGCAGCAGGCGAAGAGCGAGCCTGCTTACAAGACCGAACTGCTGGAGGAACGCAAACGTCGCGAGCAATTAGAACGACGGCTCAGCGAGGTGGAAGAAGAGAGTAAACGCAGCCGGCAGGCGGCCGAACAGGCCGAGCGAGGATCAGCCATCAAGGCAGAGCTGCAACGGCTGGGCGTGGCAAAAGTCGATCTCGCTTATAAGGCGGTGCAAGACGAAGTCTTTCGTTCCGAAGACGGGCGTCTTCTCGCGCACGGTGACAACGGCGAGGTGCCGCTGAAGGAATACCTCACGAGTTTCGTTGGCGAGAATCCGGAGTTTCTGCCCGCCAGGATTTCCGGGGGATCCGGGATCACGGCAGCTCACAAGGCGCCGCGGGAAACCTCGGAAAACGTAGATATGGACGGAATCCGGCCTGGAATGAGTCCAGAACAAATGGAACGCGTCCGCAAGGAGATTCTGCGGGTGGCTTCGCAAAACCTGCGGGGCATATAAGTAGGACAGGCAGGAATGCCTGATTTTCACAAGGACAGGCAGGAGAGCCTGCTCCACAAGGAGAATGCATGGGGACAATTACATCAGCTAATGTGGCCAGCGCGATTGTCAAGCTGGTGGCGGCAGACGCTCTGCCCGCCTTGGTCGGGAACCTAGTCATGGGAAACCTGGTCAACCGCGACTACGAACCAGTTCTGGCTCAGGCAGGCGACACAGTCAACGTTCCAATTCCGCCCGTTCTTGTGGCCAATAACATCGCTGAAGGCGGGACAGTTCAGCCGCAGAACCCGAGCTTGGGTAATGCGCAGATTGTGTTGAACACGCACGCAGAAGCTACCTTCCAGATACCGGACGTGACGAAAGTGCTGGCGGTTCCTGACTTACTGCAAGTATACATGCAGCCGGCGGTGGTGGCAATAGCGGAAAGTATCGAGACAAGCCTGTTGAGCCTTTACGCCGGCCTAACGGCAAACACCCCGGTCGGCACTCCGGGAACGCCATTGGTTGAGTCGGTGATCGATCAGGCAGAAAGCGCTCTATTTAGCGCAAAGGTTCCGCCGTCGGAACCTAAGTATCTGATCGTCGACGCGGCGACTTACTCGCAGTTGCGGCAAATTGAGCGCTTCAGTGAATTCCAGACCGCCGGTGAGGCTGGGCTTCGGGCGTTGATTGACGGCGCGGTAGGCAAAATCAAGGACTTTTACGTCATGCGGTCGCAGTACATTTCCTATACCGGCAGCTCACCCATGACGACGCATAACGTCGCTTTTACAAAGAATGCGATTGGCCTCGTTATAAGGAGATTGCCGCAGCCGCTGTACGGTACGGGCGCGGTAGCACATTACGCCGAAATGGGCAACTTCGGTATGCGCGTAGTGATGAGCTACCAGCCGAACACGCTGGCTCAACAATTCACCGTTGATGTGCTGTACGGCTGCGCGGTGATCCGGAACAACTTCGGCGTGCAAGTTAATTCGTAGATTGCATCAGGGGCGATACGACCGGCGGCCAGTCGCAGTGGTCGCCGGATTAAGTGCACGGCGTTCTGTGTGCAACACGGGAGAGACTGAAACATGGACCTACAGATCTATTACAAAAAGATACGAGAGGCCGAGAACAACCTCAAAGATCCGGCTGTACTGGTAGTGAGCCTTGAGACACCGGACGGTGGGCGGCCCGGAGTACGAACCGAAGTGTCGAGGCGGATCGCCGCCAAGATGATCGTGGAGGGCGCCGCCCGCTTGGCCACGCCGCAGGAAGCTCGGGAATTTCAGGAAGAGAAGGCCGAGTCTAAGCGCCAGGCAGACCAACTCGCGGCCGCATCGCGTCTGCAGTTCACGGTTATCTCGCCCAATGAACTGCGTAGGTTGAAAGGCCAGCCGAGCAAGGATTAGGAACTTCAATGGCATTATTCACTGATGTGATTTCGACAATCCAGGATCTGTTGAATCAGGATTCGTCTGTATTAACGACGGCGCAGGTGGAGAATGTCAATCTCAGCGAAAAAATGACGCTAGCGCAGCAAGAACTGGGGATCGAGCTAACGACTCTGTTGCAGCGTACTAACTGTTACGATTGGCAGTTCTGGTTACAACCGGACCTGCAGTTGAGCAACATCGTGGTGACACCACCGTTACAGCTCTGGCATGTTTATCAGACGCTAAAATTGGTCTACCAGGACGTGTATTTCAACCAGCTGAACGACCGTTACAAAGGCAAGCGGGATCAATTTGAACAGTTATCGAGGTGGGCGATCAACAAGCTGATTGAAAGTGGACTTGGTACTGTATCGGATC